CTCGAATTGCTGGGTGTTTATTTTTAACTTTAACTTTGAAACCAGCATTTTGTAAAATAGATAAGTCAGTTCTCCCACCAGCACTTGTCTTTCTTTGTTTGGAAGCTGGGTCAGGATATATAAAGATTGGTATTTTAGTACCATACCTATCTCTTAATTCTTGCACCATCTCGTCTGTATTACTTCCATAAATAATTACTTCATCAATAAATATTACTTTATCTTTATCTAATTGTGCAACACAAGCTGACATAGGGTCTACGTTAAAGTCCATTCCTATATGTAAAGGCTTCTCCCAATCAATCTGTTGTTTAACTACATTATCAACTGGGTGGAAGTTATAATAAACAGAACCAGCATAGTTCTCAAATGTACCTTCAAACTCTTGTCTAAAAGTTCTAATATCTATATCTTGTTTAGCCTGTTCTATTTCCTCTGCTGAAACCATACCACCTTCAACAGTAGTATATTGGTAGCTATCCCATTCTGCATCTTGCTTTCCTTTAAGATATAATTCATATGACCAATTACCATAGCCTTTAGGAGTTCCACAGAATAAAACTTTTCCGAGAGTGTCAGATACACTTGCTCTCAATACTTCATACCATGCTCGTTTATCTATATCTGCAAACTCGTCTAATATAAGAAAGTTTAATCCACTACCTCTTAACCCATCATAGTTATCAGCACCCTTTAATGAGATTGTACTATTAGATTTTCTTATCGTAATAGTCATAGTAGTTTCGTTAATATCTTCTATCCAGTTAAACTGATTAAGCATCTCTTTTAGATTAGCCCATACGATCTCTTTAGCCATTTTAAATGTAGGTGCTATATACCAGATTTTCTGATTAGGTTTTGTTGCGTACTTCATCATCTCCGTAATACATAGATAAGTCTTACCAAATCTACGACCACTAATTAAGACTCTGAATCTACTATCGGAACTACTAACCTTCAATTGAGGTTTAGTGAGGGATATTTTCATTTAGTTTATTGAAGTGGATTTTTTGTGCTTACCTTTATTTCTTCAATTTGAACTTTTAATAATTTTATTTCAGCTTCATTAACTAAAATTTTAGTATGACCATGTGTACTATCTACACTTTCTAATGCTTTAACTTTTTCTTCTAATACAGCAACCATAGATAGATCAATTGTTTTAGATGCGTTTTCTAATACATCTATTTTAGTCATAACTTCTCCATACTTAATAAACCCAGCACCTATACTTCCTATAAGTCCAATTATTACAACTATGTTTGTAAGGTTCTTTTTAATATCTTTAACCATTTTTTAACTCCTGTATCTGTAAAAGTAACATATTCTTTTGATACTTTATTTCATTTAATTTTTTAATCTTGATTCCCATTATATCATTATCAATATATTGGACTAAATCAACATTCTTATAGATAGACCTATTATCAAATATTGCGATCTGATTCAAATAAATATCTTTAGGTATATAGAAAGTGGTATTGTTATAAGCAACAAGTGATATATCGCTTTCTATCATTCTATCCATTTTAATAAGGTTTTTAAGTTCTAAATTCTTTACTGGGTTCTTAATTTTGTCATCTATTTTAGCCATGATAATTGTTAATGTAGGTTTAATATTCTCTTTAGTTTCTACTTTCTTTTCTTTAGTGGATTCTTCTTTAGTAGCAACAGTTGTAGTTTTAGTTTCTTTGTTTGTTTCTTCTTTAGGCTTTGCAGCAACAACAGTAGATTCTTCTTTAATAGCTTCTTTAGGTTCTTCTTTAGCAGCTTCTTTCATAACCTCTGCTATTACTTCTTTCTTCATAGTTTCAACTGTTTTAGTTTTAGTCATAGTCTGAACTACCTCTTGAACTTTAGCTACTTCTTTAACAGTTGCTGCTTTAGCAGTATAGACAGTAACTTCCATTGTTTCTTCATTTAATTCTACACTAACTACTGACCCACCAGTTTCTAAATTAAGTTTTTCACTAATACTTTCTTCAAGTCCTGATACAACATTCCATATTTCAGATTCAGTAAGATTAGTAGTACCTAAAGATTCATTAATACTTTTAATTTCTGCTGTACTTAAGGGTTCATAATCATCTGTAGGAAAAGCTAACTCTAGTTCAGCACCTAATAAATTAGGACCTCTTAATGCTGATGATGTACTTTCTGAACCATCAACTCCTGTCCAAGACCATTCATATTTATTAGCATGAACTCCATTGTAATTTAAGCTATCGTGAAATTTTATTTCATTAGCATTATAACCAGCATCAGCTGTTCTAATTTGAGTAGATGAAGCTAATACATTTTCATCTGCATCTAAAACTTTCATTACTAAAGTATATGAATCAACTGCTCCTGAGTAACTGCCACATCTATAGTTAGATGAACTCCATTCACAGTTTTGCACTGCTATACTACTGGTTATACCTATTCCACCATTTAATTTTTGTTGTGTTGATGTATGAGTAACCCCATCGGGTGTACTATCTCCCTCTATACCTACTAAAGAACCAGTAGCTGTAACTGTCATATCATGACTTGCTTCTAATTCTCCAACAGATGTGTTGGCTCTACCACAATTATTATTAACTTGTGTTTCACAAGTAATAGTAAATCCATTGTGTGTAGAATTATTTGATAGATTAGCTGTTGATGATGCTACCCCATCAAAATTAGCATTACTATAATTTGATGTCGTAGTACCAGCATTTGGTAATATGTTTGTAGTAAAAGCTGTGTCATTATCTTCAGCACCAGCTATGTTAGCAAAACAACTTGCTAATGCATAACAACAAAAGAAAATAATTGCGAGTGTTTTAATTTTTGTAGCTAATCCTTTAAACTCGTCCATTTAATTTTATCTAGTGTGAAGCTCAGATACAGTTGATTTAGGTTCTACCTTTTCTCTTTTCTTCATACGCTTAACATACGCTTTATAATCTGGTCTTTCGAAATCATACTTATTCCATAAAGCCTGGGCATCCTTACCAATTTTACCATCGATGGGACATGGAGTGCCTGCTTGTATCATTGATTCAAAAACTCTTTCATCTTGGCAGAGTATAGCAACTGCTGCTACTTTCATGCCAAAGTCATTTAATATTCTAGCTAACTTTAATCGCTCACAATTTTTATCTATAAAATGTTTTCCGCCAGAAATACCTACACCAAATGTCTGTAGTCCTGCAGATGCACCTACAGCACATACATCTTGTGTCATAGAGTTGTATGATGGTGCATTAGCTGTGAGTGGTGCTGATTTTATATTCGAATTACTTGTTGAATTAGTTGTTGAAGTCGATTCAGAACCAGATTCGTAAGTCGTAGCCCCTCCTGTATACCCACCTTCAATACTTGTATTACTGCCCGAAACATTCGTTTGGGTTTCTGCAGTGAATGCTAATGTTGGAACAAGCAAACTAAATATTATGATGAGGAGTTTTTTCATATTTATAATTCTATATCAGGTTTTTTTACGCATGCAAATTGTACGTATAATTGATTCTTATTAATTTCTTCAGTGGTTAAAGTAACTATTACTTCGCTAGCGGCTCTGCTACCCTCTAAAACACAGGATGCAAAATCAGTATAGGTTGTACCATCTGACATTGTTGCCATACAAGATCCGTATAGCATACTGCATATTCGAAATAGTAGTGTGTATGACATGGCTCATTTTAATTACAGTTATTTTTATCTAAATCGATAGGTTTATCACCATTATAAAACCATACATAAGAAGAAAGTTTAGTTCCATCTTGTGTATAGGTACACTTCTTGCCCACAGAGCAGGCACTTAATGCAAATAGTAATGCTAATATTAAATATAATCTATTCATTTATCTCCTTTGGTTTTGGTCCTATTTTAACATAGTATTCATAGGTACCCTGTTCTGATTTTTGCTGCCCTCCTAGCTGACAACATTCACCAGATTGTTCTTTTTCTTCTGTATGTGTATTACAACACTTAGTTTTATCTATCATCATACTTAACTTCATCTTTCCATTCCTCGTGTACACATGAAGTACAATAGCAAATACCCTTTGAATCTGGATGATCTTTCACAGAACAATGGCAATC